TGTGTGAATGATGTAATTACTTGTGGTGCAAAACCATTATATTTCTTGGATTATATTTGTACATCAGATATAAAACTACATGGAGAATTAGTAACAGAATTAGTTAATGGTATAGCAGAAGGATGTAGATTATCCAAGTGCTCTTTATTGGGTGGTGAAACAGCAGAACATCCAAGAAGAATGAGTATGGTAGATCCTATTAGAGATCTTGCAGGATTCTGTACTGGTATTGTAGAACAGAGTGAGATTATTGATGGTAGTTTAATTCGTGAAAGTGATGTTATTATTGGTATAGAGAGTAGTGGTCTTCATAGTAATGGATTTAGTTTAATTAGAGAGATGCTTTGGAGGCATCAACTAATTCTTAAAGAGATGCCAGAACTTTTAAACCCTACAACCATCTATGCTCCTTTGGTTGCAAATCTATTAGAAGATTTTCCTATTGTGGGTATGGCAAATATTACTGGTGGTGGTATTCCAGAGAATCTTCCAAGATGTCTTCCTGATGGATGTGAGGCAAGAGTTAATTATGATTCTTGGCCAATGCCAAAACTGTTCAGTAAGATTATGCTTGCTGGTGAGATTCCACCAGAGGAAATGAAGAATGTATTTAATCTTGGTATTGGATATTGTTTAGTGGTTCCTGATAATGTGGCAACGGATGTCCAATTGAGAATACATGGGCATGGGTTGCAGTCTTGGATCATTGGTGATATAATACATAAAGGAAAATAAAAAACCATGAGCGTACAACTCGCATTATTAAAATCTGGTGAGGAAGTAATTGCTGATATTAAGGAGTATAGAGATAAAGATGATAGTCTAGTCTCTTATCTCTTTAAGGATCCATTTGCTATAAAGGTTAAGACCTCACAACTTCTCGTTGAAGAAGAAGGTACACCAAAGCATGAGGTTATATATTACAAGTGGATGTCTTTATCAAAAGATACCAATATTATTGTAAACAAAGATTGGATAGTATGTATTACTGATCCAATTGATCAAATTAAATTATCTTATGAGGAGAGATTAAATGGAAATGGAAGAGACGGATCTGCCAGTGGACGAGATGATAATCCCTCCAGAGGAGAGTCCAGCAGGACCACAACAGAAACCAGTTCAGATACTTTACTTACTGAACAACTTGATTCTGATAGCGGAGATTGATGAAGTCCTTGCAGACATAGGGCAACCAGATTGTAAGTTAATTAATCCATGTGTTGTTCATGGTGGTACTGGTAAAGAGTATATACTTACTAAATGGATGTCCGATCTAACTCCTAATACAGAAATGTTTATGAGTTCAGATAAAATTTTGACGTTGGTTGATCCAACAACTAAACTACTTGATGATTACTTTGAGACTATTAAATGAGGTTTTACACAAATGTCCATCAAAGATTCAATGAAATCCTTGTTCGTGGATATGAGAATGGCAAGCATTTTACTGCGAAGGAGACGTTTTATCCCACTTTTTATGTTCCTTCTAAGAAAGAATCGAAGTATAAAACTTTAGATGGACAGAATGTAGAACCTATTCAACCTGGTAAAATATCAGATTGTAAAGAATTTAATGAGAAGTACTCTGGTGTAGAAGGGTTTAATGTTTATGGAAATGACAGATATATCTGTCAGTATATTTCTGAGAGATACCCAGAGGATGAGATTAAGTTTGATATAAGTAAAATTAAGTTAGTCACGATTGACATCGAGGTTGCTGCAGAGAGTGGTTTCCCTGATGTCTTTAATTGTGCAGAGGAATTACTTGCAATCACATTGCAGGATTATACTACAAAACAGATTATATGTTTTGCATCACGACCATTTAATAATACAAGAAAGGATGTAAAGTATATTCAATGTAGAGATGAATTTAATCTTATTGATAGGTTCTTAGAATATTGGAGTAATAATCCACCAGAAGTTATTACTGGATGGAACTGTGAGTTGTATGATATACCTTATATTGTTGGTAGAATAGAACGATTGATGGGTGAGAAAGTTGTTCGTAAACTTTCTCCTTGGGGTTATGTTCGCAAGAGAGATCTTGTATTGCATGGTCGTAAACAGATTGCTTGTGAGATGGCAGGTATATCTGTTATTGATTATCTTGATCTCTATAAGAAGTTTACTTATAGTAATCAAGAATCGTATAGATTGGATCATATTGCTTTTGTTGAACTTGGTCAAAAGAAATTAGATCACTCTGAGTTTGATACCTTCCGAGATTTCTATACAGGAAACTGGCAGAAGTTTATTGAATATAATATAAAGGACGTTGAACTTGTAGACCAACTTGAGGATAAGATGAAGTTGATTGAACTTTGTCTTACTATGGCATATGATGCAAAGGTAAATTATACTGATGTATTCTTCCAAGTTCGTACTTGGGATGCTATAATATACAACTACCTTAAGAGAAAGAATGTCGTAATTCCTCCAAAGGTACGTACAGATAAAGACTCACAATACGCAGGTGCTTATGTCAAGGAACCGAAACCAGGACGCTATGATTGGGTTGTCTCTTTTGACCTCAATAGCCTTTATCCTCATCTTATTATGCAGTACAATATTTCGCCAGAGACCCTCTGTGAATCACGGCATCCATCCGTTACAGTTGATAGACTCCTCCAAGAGCAGGAGATAATTGAAGGTGATTATGCTGTGTGTGCAAATGGAGCACAGTATAGAAAGGATGTGCGTGGGTTTTTACCAGAACTCATGGAGAAGATGTATAATGAAAGAGTCATCTTTAAGAAGAAGATGATTCAGGCAAAGAAAGACTATGAAAAGAAACCAAGTAAAGCACTCACAAAGGAAATCGCAAGATGTAACAACATCCAGATGGCGAAAAAGATATCTCTTAACAGTGCTTATGGTGCTATTGGCAATCAGTACTTTCGATACTTTAAATTGGCTAACGCTGAAGCCATTACCCTGAGTGGACAAGTATCTATTCGTTGGATAGAGAATCG